CCGTCACCTATTCTAATACCGCCAGTATTATCATTACTAGTGCTGACAATATCTAATTTACTACCGGGTGTAATTGTCCCTATACCCACTCTTTCGTTTGCACCATCAAAAGCAACATATGTTCCATTAGTTTCATTTTGAATAAACACATCATCATCCGCAACTAAAAATATATCATCATCTGCATGAATCATTAAATCTTCATCGGTGTCTGTATCTGCTTTGATAAATGTATCTGCAGAATCAAACCTTAGCTCTTTGTTCTCAGCTACTGTTATGTGGTCATTGAAAGTTGAAGTTCCAGTTACAGTTAAATTATTAACTACATCAACTCCAGTAGGCATAATTTTAAACCGTGCTGTGTGTGACCCCGGCGCACCTGTAGCAAATGTTAAAGTATCATCAGAGTTACCTTTTACTATAGTATGATGATGAGTATCTCTTTGAAATACCATTTGGTAAGCACTAGCATTAATATGTAACTTACCTAAAGGTGTAGCTGTGCCCAAACCTGTGTTACTACCTGATGTAACATGCAAAGCAGAAGTACCTGCACCAAAAGCGAACACTTCAAAAGGTACTGTATCGGTAGCTCCACTTAATAAAGTAGTTCCACGCACATCTAATGATTGAGCAGGTGCAGTTGTGCCTATACCCACATTACCATTGAATGTTGTGTTTCCTGCATTACCAGAATGCACAATCATTGCAGCATTGCCAGCAGTGCCTCCATTAGAACCAATTCTCAACTGAGAACTTAAAAGCCATATATCTTGAGTTTTAGAATTTGCAGTATCAGTTAATCTTATTCTTGGGTATTTTCGTTTACCTTCAAGAACGTTATAAGTATTATCACTATTACTACCTTCTACAAGTAGATAGTTCCCTGTGTCTGAACTATCACCTAGTAGTAATTTACTACCATCATATTTAAATTGAGCACTACCTTCTATACTGTCAGCTGTAGAAGCTCCCACAGCTATCTGATTATCAGTAATAGAACCAGCGATACCACTGGTTCCTGCAGTTACTAAATCTACTAAATTAACGTTAACAGCACCTAGCCCACCGTTACGGGCTAAAGAAAGGGTGTAATTAGGTGCACCACCTAATGTTGCCCCAGTAACATAATAATTATTTCCAGCTGGTGCTGCGGACTCTATGCGTTTGTTACCCACTGCATTATGGGCTAAACTTTTCAGTACTTTTGTATATCGTGCCATCTAGTCACCAGTTAAAAATGTTGGGGAGATTAAGGCTCTCCCCGTACCTTTCATAAAAAACAATTAGAACAATCTAAGCGTTAATTACTATTTGTCCAGCTTCTGGTCTGACGACTTTCAATCCATATCTCATAGACATGTATGAACCGACAATTCCGAAACCGGGGTTTGCTTCCTCAACCGTTAGAGGTCTTCTTTCTACGTAAGCCATTGGCTTAGCAGATAAATCGAAGATACCCATGCGGTCTTGTGGGACGTATGCGTTTACTATGACTTGTAAACCATAGATTTGTCCAGCTAAGCCACCGTTATTCAACATTCCGCTGAATGGGTTGCTTTCTGGAGCGGTAGGCATTACGTTTGCACCAGTTGCGACAGAGCCTGATACTGCCATTGTGTTTGTGAAAACACTAGCAAAATCAGCCATCTTTAGCAAGTTCTCGTAGTGAGCTGGGGAAATAAACAAGTGAGTTGCACTTGCCCCGTGCTTTGACATACGAGAGATAGCAGCAGCAATATCGGATAATGCGATAGCTCCTGCGGTATCGTTGGTTGCGTTGTTGTAAGACTTAGCTCCTGAAAGGACAGCTATTGTTTGGTCTGCATATTGGTCTAGACGACCAGCAAACGTTGCGTCTTTTCCTAAGAAACCACCTTGTGGGTTTGTTGAGAAAGTTGTGATATCAGCTTCAGTGGTTGTAGCACCAATAGCGACTGTACCGAAAGTAGCGTCTGCTGAGCCAGAACCAAAAATAACCTTTACTACGTGGTTAGTCATGTGTCTGTCTACAGCTCTGCGAGCTTCGTTCAATGCCATTTCAACTTCGTTGAATCTTGAATCTTCTATCATTCTTCGGGTTACACCTACTGCAAGACCCCACTCTTTAACTGCGACTCTCTCGGAGCGTAGTTTAGTGTGTTGGTATTGAGGAGTGTTTCCTTCATCTATTTGTTCCATCGACATCGATGGTTTTGCGAAAGTGATATCAATATCACCGCCTGTATCAGTCGTCATTGGGTCTGCAAAGAATTGCATTACTGGAAGGTCTGTGACTCTGTAGTCACGGATTGCTTCTTTGTAATCAATGAGGACTCTTTCACCTGCACCGCCATCGACGGAGCCTGTGTTCAAGCTTGTTAGTATACCGGGAGTTGCGTCAACCATTTAATCACCTTATATAGTCAAAACCTTGACCAATCTGATTCCAGTTCCAGACCCAGATTCCAAAGCAATTGCGAAAACTGCTCCAGCAGTTGCTCCTGCTTTTAGGACTCCGTTTCTTGCAGCAGCGCCAGCATCTACTTCTAAAGTTGCTCCGCTTGCTACAGTTCCTGTTACTGCGGCGTTCAATACGACACCTTTTCCGGATACGATGCTGCACGGTCCATCTGCTACAGCGTCAGTAAGGGCGAACCCAATTACTTTCTTTGAAGCAGCTCCTTCATCGTGCCTGACTTTTCCATCAGTGTGCATTTCACATGCATGTCCACCGGATAGAGCAGCTTTGGCTGTAAAAGGAAGGATACGTGCTGGTGCACCACCATCATTTACTAAAATTTCTGTTGCCATTTTTAGTTACCTCTATAGTAGTCTTGGTCAATTCTTAATTTACCATCTACCATTTTCATACCGAATTTTCTTTCTGTTGGTTCTGGTACTTCACCCTCGTCGGCTGCTTTACCTTTACCGAAAGACCTTTCGACATCGTTGCTTGGCTCTGGCATTGCTGCTAGAGCGTCGCTGAATCCAGTCAATCTGGACTCATCCCATGCAGAGAGTTCCTCGACACGAGCATCCTTTTTATCTTCTTCGACTGAGCCGAATAAGACTTCTTTGGATATAATTGCTTCTACTGTTTCTAACTTTCGTGCTTCTGCTTCCTTCGTTAGTCTTTCTTCCTCTGCTTCTTTGAAAGCTTCTAATTCTTTCATAGCTTTCTTAAATTCAGATTCGATTTCCTTCTTGGATGCTTCTGCAGCTTCAAGTTGTGAACGTAGAGAAGCGAACTCGCGTTCGACAATGTTCTCTGCCTCGGATTTTACAGTTGTTTCTTTTGTCTCTTCTGACATAGTTATTACCTCTGTTTTCCCGTCTTCACATCCACAAGATTCTTCTTGGCCACCACAACCACAGTCGTGGTCGTCTTCGGATTCTTGTGAATCACATTCATTTCCATCTATTGTACATTCTTTACAGACGGGGTCCATTTTTTCATTGTCAATGAAACTTACCTCTGTGGGACGAATGTTGGTGGCATAGGTGTCACCCATCACATCAATATCGTTTGAAAACCAATCGATACTAACATGAGTCATGTCCCCGTCCTTGACTTTGTTCATCACTTCTTGACCGCGTCCATACTTGTTAGATACTGTCGCCAACATCTTAACTGCGGTTTTTCCATTATCCATCTCGATTAGCTCAGGTTTCGTTGCCATGCCGATTAAATCCTCAGCTGTTCTTTGATGGTCAATATAAATCGGGAGTTCTGAGAACTTCTCAAGGTTGTCCTTCAACATACCTCCTTCAATATAAACTTTATGTTCTTCTCCTTCTACCTCATACTCATGAGGTCCGGATGTAATAGCGATAACTGGGAATGTAACAGAGTCAATTCCCTCATCGCTGGAAAATATCATACTGTCTTCATCACCCACAGATAATGCAAATGTTCTCTGTGTAGGTTCTGTAGACGTGCCCTCTGCAAATTCCCGCTCTACGCCATTCTCTTGCGCCCACATGCTACACATGCCAGCTGCAATCTCTTCAGGGTTATCAAAACCCCTTTTCTTCAGGTTTGATTTAGTTTGTATCATACATTTTTCAAATGTCATGCTCTATCTCCTGTTACGTTTGCGGAGGGTTGATTACCCCTATTTTGTGCTCTAGCAGATTCTTCTCGTTTGTCTTCATCTCTTCCACCAGATATGTTTGCATTTCTATCAGTCACTTGAGCGTTAGCTTCCATATCGAGAGTAGCTACACCTTCAGGGTTTAAACCTCTCTCTTCTCTTACTTCGCCCGGTGACAATACTCCTTCTGATAAATAAATCATATCAGTCTTAGCTTTAGTGAATGCGTCATCAACGTTAATTTGCCTAAACTTAAACTTTGCTTCTCCATTATTTATTTGTGGCATAAGCTGGGCGTTAAGTGCACCCTCTACCATAGTTTGTAGGTATCTTACGTATGGTTCAAAAATTGGTCGTGCTTTTTCTGGGTCTGTCCACATAGTACGTGGAGTTTTTAGAGCTACATGTATTTTATCTAATATATCATCTGTATATTTACCATACTCAAAAGCACGTTGTGTTCCTTGTAGTTCTTTGATTACTATATCGTTACCATGGATAATGTCTTCGCCCGGCGCTAATGTATTAAATGCATCAACTATCTCATTAATTTTATCAGGACCATAAGGCATATCAGGTAAACCTGCACTAACATCAAATCTACTTGTAGCGTATTTATTAAGTGCTGCACCTATATCTCTTTCTGCATAGTCTTTCAAATCAACTAAATATAAAATAGGGTGAATATCAGATAACCCATATGCTAAATCATCAAAAGAGTTATTATTCAACGCTATTATTTCGTCTTCTTCGAATCTGATGTTTTCTTCATCGTCACCTACTTTTTGATAATAATATTCTATTTGTCCATGCTCGTTTCTCTTAACAAACATGTTTTGACTAGAACGTAATACTAAATTGTCTCCAGTCCATTCTATATATCCACTACCAAATATTCTTGCATTTCTTAACCACCCGTATAACATATGTTCGATATTGATATCTCTAAACATAGTTTCTATTTCTTCACGAAGATTATCATCATCCGTAACAATATCAAAATTATCTTTTACAGCATACAAACAAGGTAAATCAATTAATGTTCTTACTATTGGGTCAGATAAGTAAACGTTCATATAGGTTCTATTTTTACCAATATGAGGTTCGTAATCTTTTGCTGAGCCAACACTAAATCCTCTGTTGATTTTTAATCTTTTGATTACACCCTCTCCATAACTGCGGGGGTCGTCTTTTTTATAGGCAGGGTTACTTCCAATTGAAGCAAACCTACGTCTAACATTATCTATAAACGACATGGCTTTAAATAATTAATCATTATGAGTATATAAAGTTTTTGTTAGATTCCCCTTAGAGATTGTTTATTTAGTGTAACTTTACGCTGTTTTGTTGTAAAAAAAGATGGACCAGAGGCTTTACCCATATTATACGCTGGTCTATTGATTCTTTTTGAAACTACTGAACTACCAAAGTTACCTGACATGGGTAACATACTCAAAGTAGCGTGTATACCCATTGCAGAACTATCACAGTAATCATCATGCTTACCGTTAGGTGCGGCTATCTTTTCTGTTTTGTTAGCTGCATCCATTGTATATTCTAACTCTATGTGTTCTTTTGTCCATTTATTAACTAACTTTGCCATGTCTGGTTGTAAATTCTCTGGATTAGGTACTTTTACTCTTCCTTGTTGTATGTAAGATACAAAGTCTCTGTACATTTGCGTTTTAGTACCTTTAGGACCACCCGTAAAAACGAAAGGCACGAAATGAACAGCAGCATCTAAGCACGCCAACCGTAAATCTTGTTCAACCGCACCACCAATACCAGTACAGTCCACAATGAGACGAGTAGCACCAAGCTGAGTGGTAATGTCCATAATACGTTGACGTTGGTATGGGATATCGTGTCCCCCAGTTCTAGCATTGATTTCTTCAATGTATACAAGCCGTGCAATATTTGCATCATCAGTTTTGTCAAGGGACCATGCACTAATAACAGTAGAGTTAACAGATTTACCAATGTCAACCCCAACAGTAATATTGCTTCCTCCCTCGAATCCATACTCATCCAATCTAGTAATTTCGTAATCATCATAACACCTTTTAATTTTTTCCGGACTAAAAACGTTCGCTACAGACTCTACAAACTCACATTCATATTCTGTTCTCCAATAGATAGATTCTTCTCCCCATTCGGTCATCTTATCTAACATTTCTTCTTCAGTATAAGGTGCTGAATATGCATCACCCTTTTTCACAGCATCTCTCCACGTATAATGTAATCTAGTAAAAGTATCTGCATAGTTATCGTCGTACAAATATCTCCACATGTGATTATCTTTTGACTTTGGTGTTCCAAGATTAATAAATGGCGCTTTATTAGAAACAATTGCAGGTTCTACGTTATCGATAAATAGTTTATCGTCGATGAGTGGAGACTCATCAACTACTAGGAACGTAGGATGTTGTCCTCGTATAGCTTGTCCTTGGTTACTAGGCGCTAACGGAGCTCTTCTCATAACTGTGCCCCCCTTAAGTGTTATGTTGGGCTTATTATGAAATCTGTAGTTTCCTACTAAACCATTTAAAAAAGTGTTATCAGCAAAGTGTCTATAAACGTAATTAAAGATTAATGCAGCTTGGTCTTCTGTAGGAGCTAGTATAAATACTAAATCCCTAAACCTATTAAAAAACATATATATAGTGACTGCTACTGACAAAGCGAAAGATTTACCGCTTCCTCGTGGTGCTAAAATAGCTAACTTTTTTTGTTTGTCGTCTTTACGATTTATTAAACATTCTAAAACAATATCCTCTTGTAGAGGTCTTAACCGTAGAGGTCGTTGTTTGTTGTCAATCAAGTACGCGTTACAAAACGCACGTACTAATTTACGCATCTTATCTTTATTATCTCTACATTTAGCGAAGATTTTTTCTAATTGTCGTGAATCTACTCCACCTTTACCTGTCAACAGGCTTTTCAGGTGTTTTTCGTTTTTCATCATCTACTAGTTCCTCTAAGAATGAACCAAAACCTTCTGCACTCTTTTCCATTTCAGTGGGCACTTCAATATTCAGTGCTCTAAACTCTGTATGGATATCTCTTACTATTTGGTTTCGTTGTCGCAATAACTCTGTTCTAGCGTTAACATCCCGAATACATATAAGAATTTCTTCCCACAACACGTCTTCCAGCGCAAGATTACGTGCCAAAAGGCGAACAAGCTCTTTATGACGTACATATTCAGCTTCTCCTACCCTTTGACGTAATCGAGTCTCGTATTCCTCTACGTTCAAAGTCCTTTCCCTTCATCGAGGGCGGATTTGACTTTAGACTTAACAAGACTAGCTAGCTCGTCATCTTTCTCGTCCCAAGCTGTAATTAGTACATTTCGGACTAAGGAATCTTTAACGTGCTTTTGTGCTGTTTCATCTAGCTTTTCAAAAGCTTTCATCTGGGCTTTAGATAGATTCTTATCTAGTAAATCCATTAGTTCAGCTTCGTTATTCTTTAAGTATTTAAAAACTAACTCTTTTACTGCAGGTACGGTGTAAGCTACGTAAGCTCCTAAACCTAATACCAGTGCAGCTAATGCTGCTAATAATGGGTCGTCCATCAAAGCGTCTAACATTCCAGATTCTTCTACAGTATCTAAGATAGCAGTTAGGTTACCCTCTTCTGCTGTCTCGTTACCTGCTGTTTCATTATTTGTGTTGTTCATATGTTGATATCTCCATATTGGGGCTCCCACGATGGCACTTGCGATAAGTAACCTGTGGAGCAATGGCCCTGTAGCGGGTGCCCATACATATTTAACATTGCTTAGTATATAAAGCTTACCATTTAACTTTGTTAGCCCAGTAAGCTGCAGACATTTTACCCTTTTTGATATTTTTAGCGTGGCGCGCTTTAAAACTCTTTCTTCGGGCTTTGGACTTTGGGTCCATTTTCTTGCCTGCTGTGGTAACACCTTGTTGACCAAACCTAATTAGTTTAGTCTTGGTTCCTTCTTTAGCTACTACCACATGTGACTTTTTGGGATGATTAGGGGTTCTCTTTGGTTTGTTATAACCTGATACTCCTGCTCTAACAAGTTTTGGGTCTTTTTTCTTTTTCGGTGCCATTATTTACCTGCCTTCTTCATAGCAGTCTTATGAGATTGAGCAAACGTCTGCCCCTTTTTCATGGCAACTGCCATTGCTCTAATATGTTTTGCTGTGTGGTGCTTACTATGTCTTTTCATAGCAGTTATCTGACGTTTATTCAGACCTGCCATACTTACACCTTTAACCTTCTCAGTAGCCATATCTCTTTTTACCTTTTTTCTTTTTACCTTTTTTCATCGGCATTATTTCGCCCTCCTTACTGCTTTTTTAATTTTCTTAGAATACTTTGCTCTACTTCCCACTCCACCAGCTTTACGTTTCTTGCGGTTCGTTGCTGCTTTCTGTCCTTTAGTTAGTCGAGACCTAACATTCTTTGGTAAGTATCTGCCTCGTTTTGACTTTGGTTTTTTCTCATCACCTTTTGTGACATAGCCCCATTTTTGTTTACCCCATTTTTTCAGGGACTTCTGGGACTTTTTCAAAGCCATTACCGGTATCCTCCACCAGCTTTCTTATATGCTACAGCTAACATCTGGGCTTTTCTTGCAGACCATTGTCCGGGTGCACCACCCTTGCTTCCTGCCTTAATTCTATTAAACAACCTCTTTCTCATTGTAGGTTTGGTATAGTTACCAGCCTCATTGACTCTTGACTTTGTTTTGCGTTTCTTCGCAGGTGCCTTTCGTCTTGCAGGTGCTTTGCGTTTAGTTGTTTTTCTAGGTGCCATATTTATTCTCCGTATTTAATTGATTCGGATGCACCATTGGCTCTAACTTTCTTAACCCACTCAACGTTAGGAATTTGGACTGCATCATTATTATCTGGTGCTATTTCTCCGTTTCCTTCTAACTTAAGTAGTTTAAAAGATTTGCCAACGTACTCTTGTTGACCCATTTTATCTGAGTCTTTCTTTATTATTTTATCCATAGTTTATCTCCTTACTTCTTTGATTCCATCTTATGTTCTTGTTCTTGCTGTTTAGCTTCTATCATCTGAGCTTGTTTCTGAGCATGGTCATTATAATCGATAACAGCTTGTGCTTTTACCTTATAGAATGCAGTTTTCTCAGCTTGTTCTTGTTTCCAGACATCTAAAGCATCTTTGATGATTAGTAGGGCTGGCCCACCTAGTATAGCTATCAAAGTTGTATATCCTTCTATTTGTTCAAGAACTGAGTCGTCCTGCAATCCACTGTGTATAACAAACCCTGCAAAACCAACCCATAGTAGAACTAAAGGCACAGCTATCATAAACATGAAAATGTCATTGAATGTAACTCCTTCACTTGCGGTGTCTTTACTCATTATTGGTTTCTCCTTCTTTTTTGTTGGTTCTAGGTTGGTACTTTGTTTCTTCGGAATCATACGGCGCACAAATCCCACAAGTACCGCGAAAGCAGTCACAACACCTATTAAGGCCATCACTACTGCTAGCATTTCTAGTATTTCTATCCATTCAATCACTCTTCCTCACCTACAAAATCTTCGTATGTACTTTCCTTCAACATTCCTTTGACATCATCCAATTCTGAGATTATTTTTGCTAACATATTTGTTAAAACTAGCATTTGCTGTGTTTTCACAGAATCCTCCAACTAATATGTGAGCGCGCCATGTATAATTTTACATGACGCTAGTATTTAAAGATTACCCTAATCAAACTCAGGGAAGTGTGATTGAGACTCTACATCTATAGTAATCTTAGTTTTACTACTTATATCTGCATAGTTTTCTTTTTTACGTTTCTTAAATGTTGGTTTCCAAGCTGGTATCTCTGCATCACAGGGGCCGCCCTGCGATTTGTGGAATGAACACCACTTACACAGGTTTTGCGGCTTCTGTTCATATCTATCTTCGTATTCCTCTCGTTCCTTTATACAGTCGTGTACCATCTTGATAAGGTCCCTAGCCTCGTCAAGTTCGGACTGACCAACCTTCACAAAAAAGGTATCGTCAAATCGTAGATAGTTTACACCTACGAAATTAGGCATCTCTCCCATCTCTAGGGTATATAGGAAAGCATAAATGATTAGTTGCCGGTAGTATTCTTCTGGTAGGTATGGTCCGTACCTTTTAGATGTTTTGTAATCTAATAACGTGGTACCTCCATCGAAATCATTACATACAACATCGATAACTCCAACAATTGCGTACTCTTTTGATTTAACCCACTTCTCAGCATACTTAGGTGCTACTGCATTCCAAGCTTGTTGTTTGTTTTTGAATATCTTCCAATTCACCATTTCAGTTAGTTTCTTGTTGACAGAGTCAACGAAGTTCTGTAGTAATGCTTCTGTCTCTTTGTACATAGCATCCATCTCTTCTGAAGTGTGTACTTCCCACAACCATTTGTGTTTAGCTATCTTCTCTTCCCAGCCATCTTCGAACTGTCCTTGTACCCATAACTTAGGTACTCCTTTCTCCCACTGTGGTAGAGTCTTGAATTGTTTTTTGAATAGGTCTTCAAGTATCTGGTGTACTAGCGTACCACGAAATAAATGTATAGTCTTTTTCTGAGGTAGCTTAGCTATGTAGTTGTAGTAGAATTCACGGGGGCACTTCAAGTAAGTATTTATTTTTGAAGGACTAAGCCTCATATGGCTAGCGGTCCACTTAGTCATTATCGCATATCTCCGACTTCTTTTCGATTGGTTTCATCTCGTCGCCGGGGTCTGAAACGAACACCCTAGGTGTCTCATAGCTCCACGGGGGTGCATAAGCTTCGCCTTCTATTGTGCCATCCTTTGGATTAAGCTCTACATGGCATTCACAATTTTGCCACCCGTGTTCACAATTACACGTGGTCCATACAGTCACCTTGCTGCCGTCTTGCTCCCGCGCGATTTTGAGAAGTATCATGTAGCCTATGAGGTCATCAAGTGTATCCTCTGTGTTGTCATCAAGTCCCACGTTTTTGATACGTGATAGCTTGTCATCGATTCGTGCACAGATTGCCTGTGCTGAGTCGAGCTTACTAAAAATATTGTCTGGTTCCAGAGCACTGTCACCATACGCTTCATTCTTTGAGATTAACAAATCTCTAATTTCATTACATGTCCATCTTATGGAGTTCTGCGTCCTTTTTGTCATACAATTATATTTTAACCTTTGACACTATATAAAGGTTTCCTAAGCCCTACCCAGCCCACCCCAACTGAGAGCTTCCCTATATCTATATTATGCTATGCTATATAGAGCTTATTATATAGGGTTAGTAGTGACCAGTGGTAAATGGCATATTCAAAAAATCACTCGATTTGTTTAAGGGGGTAGTCGCAGACTATAGGCGATACGCTCCCCTCTATAGACGGGGGGCCATAGTGAGATAGCGACGTGAGAAGCTGAGAACAAAAAGACCATAAATCTTTATAAAGCATACTCGTTAAGAGTGTATGGTAAAAAACCATTTAACTGATAGCGAGTTAATCCAAATTGGATTTGAAGAGTCAAGCTTAAATCTTGACAAACTGCAACAATGCAAAGGGGCCCCTTATTGTGAAGAATGTGCCGAGAATCACATTATAGAACAGGCCACTAATATGTTATACGGTAGTCCATTGTGTTATGATTGCTTTGGAGAGTTTCACGGATGAACTCAGATAATAATAAATATTTTGTGTATCGATTAGCCCAACAAAAAGAAAAGACATCTTATCATTTCGTAGGGGCTGACTTCGGTAGTGAGGTGACTAAAGAAGCTGTATATTATGGCATAACTCAAGACCCTAAAATGCGACTCTCAAAACATCGACCCCGAAAGGGTCAAGATATCAGCCTAATAGTTATGGCTGAATTTGATAATGTATTTGAGGGGTTAGCTCATGAAGCCAACTTAGTATGGAATCACGTTCAAAGGTTCGGCAGTGCACCAAAATTTCAAGGCATGGCCGGAGTAGGTAACAAGGGCTACAAATACGGAGGCAACAAATAAATTGGGGATAGGGCGAGGCTCCGGCCTTGTCCATCTAAACCAAAAATTTGGAGTTTAAAAAATGGCTAAACACATGATAAGAAAATATGTAGAAGACAGAAAAAATGCTTCACCTTATGGTGATGCATACACTAGAGCTGAAGCTCAATTGGGCATGCAATTAGAATGCTATTTCAGTGCATGGGCCTCTCTATCTAGAGAGTGCACCACTAAAACTGATTGGAATAATTTTGCTAAGCATGTTCTAAAACAGGTTGAAGATATCGACCAAATAATAAAGGAGGTGAAATAAGTGAAATTCGAAATAGAAATTTCTGATGATGATTGGAAGTTAATGTTAAAAAATCGATACGGGCATGGCGACGTTCTAACACGTAGCTATATGCTTGATATTGTACACGACATTATCGACCAAATACACGACCAATAAAGGCCGTGTTGGGGGGTATGGGAGGGCTCCGGCCCTCTCAACCTAGACCCAATAATGGAGGTAAAGCAAAATGGATTTAAAAACCAAAATCGCAGTAGTTAGAGCACTTAGGTATAAATTACTAAATCAAGATACCTGCAAAGTAAATCTACCTACACACGTATACGCAGAAGCACTGAAGCTGTAAAGGCCCTCAAATACGAGGGATTTAACCCGCGTGGGTGAGAAACCCGCGTGGGTGAGAAAGTGAGAAACTGAGATTTTCCACTCGCGTGAAAAAACCTTTATATAGAGGTTCTCAGTTGGTATAATATGACAGAGCAACGCTGTGAAGACTGTGGCATTGAGGACATCGAATTATTCGGTGGATTATGTGAAGACTGCGATACACAAATGTTTATGACCTTTTGGTCAGGGGACTGAGAGAAACCCTTATATAGGGCTACTCAATAGGTAACCATGAGAAAAATGCAAACAGCAATGGAAAAGATAATAGCAGACTGCGATAGAAGAATCGCCGAGATAGACAAGCTTCGCAAGAAGCTGCGATGAGATTCCGTGAGTTTCTCTAGACTGTAAGTATGTGGCCCAAGGAGTAGGTACACCCAACGGAAAGGGCAGGTCTATGAGCTGTGTCTAAAAAACCAGCCAGAGTGAGAAACAAGAGGAGACGCCTGACAAGTGAAGGCGAAGGGCCGTGTACTTAATGACCGCCCGAACGTTAAACGTAGCGACGTATCTCCAGCCCAGCCGTACTAGGGTCAGCTGGGCGTCCTTTTCCACTAGGGTGGAAAAACCTTTATATAGCCCCACTCATTGGTAATGTATGACTAGAAAACACTTTGTAGCCATCGCTAGAATACTAGCAAAGCATGACGCAGACCTGAGAATGGTCCGAGACTTCGCCGGAATGTGCGCCGAGCATAACCCACGCTTCGACAGAGAAACCTTTATAAAGGCCTGTTCAATGGAGTAATATGAGCAAAATACAAGACATGAGAAACGCCCACCGTTTCCGCAGAGTAGCACGCAGAACCCAAACCAAAAACCAAATCGACACAGGAGTTCATGACCAACTTCTCGCTATCGCTTGGGGTTTGACAGATGACCCACGCAACCCTTTGAAAGTGGAGGGTGAAGACGAGGAGCAAATGTTCCTACACAATAATGTGAGTGTGTGGGAATGAAAAGCATCTTAGATATACTAGACGACATGGTTATATCTGGCATCGAAGAGGCAGGGGACTATATAGTCCTCTGTGGGTGTGAAGATGCTCCCTGCTGTGGGTGCAACCTGTGAGCTACGACACACCACTAAAACGCAGTTGGAAAAAAGAAACAAATAAGATTATTAAAAAGGCCAGCATCAAATAGCTCGTTTGTTTTCAACCTCCGGGGGGTAGGGCCTCCCCCCACCTTTTCCACTTGAGTGAAAAAAGCTTTATATAGACACACTCGTTGGTATATTATGAGCAAAGCAAATCCGTGTGGCAAGACCACATCAGTAGAAAAGCCTTATGAAATATGGACAATGGACCATATGAACTTCGAATGGAGAGTATTGAAGAAATACCAAACTCCTGAGAATGAAGCCAAGAACCCATATGCAAGATGGTATTGTGCCGTGAAAAGTGACATGACCTATGACATGTGGGAATACGGAGATGTTTATGTCTCTGAGATAAAACAGAACGGGGTAAAGCTTATATAGGGTAGCCCCTCTGTTAGATTACAGTTAAGGCACGTGCTTAACACGTGACCTGAGCTGTAAGACAAGAATAGACCATACGCCAACAGACGACAAGCAATAACAAACTCAAGCTGAACAAGTGCTGACCAATCCCTTTCCGGTCGATGCGCATCTTAGTTGATTAACGACGTGTAGATAATATTTTGTATCACCTTTTGCCTCACTGATTCCCTGTTATAAACTTAAGCGTCTACAGCTATGAAGTAATTCTCTTTATCTTACAGCGTCCGCCTTACGTGAAGGATATCCTTTTGTCTGGTGGCAGGTCACACCCTATGGGACTAGTTAACAAGTCCCTTCGGCAACCGCTCCTCAAGGTAGGCTTTAATTTCTACTAGAGCCTTGGGTGAAGTTGCCTGTTTTTCCACACGTGTGAAAAAAGCTTTATATAGGGTCACCCTATTGGTAATACATGAGCCAAGCAACTCAGACTAAAAGCTCTTTGCCATGGCAAGGAGCAGGAGAATCTGTCGAATACTTCGTAGAAGTCGGCACGACTCCATACGGTAAGTATGGATTATACAAGGAAATGATTCCTGTTGGTACAGGAAGCAGAGGTAGACATATGGAACTCGCCCGTGAGATTCGTCTGTCCAATCCGGAAATATTTGCGGAGTTAGAACTAAGACAAGTTGTCAGTAGGGGATAAGTATAAATAGCTTGTCCTGTATGGAGTATTATGACTAAAGCAAAAATGGATTATCTTTGGGCTCCTAAGTCCGAAGGTATTGTTAGCGACATACTCAACCAGATTGGTATCGAGAGGGTGGGTTCATCCGCTCGGTATCCAACCGGTGTAAAGTATGACACCCTGATAGCAATATCAGATGTGCTACACAACAATGAAAAGTTTGCTAGTATGGTTGCATCAGCAACTCATGCTTACCAAAGCAAACGCAAAGCAGAAGGTCGTGCTCCCTCTGTTGATTCACTCGTCTCACAGATGGGTCGAATGACAGAAGCAGACCTCAAAGCAGCTATGAAAAAAGCTGGACTGCTTAAGTAAAACAAATGAAGCAGCTGGGCATCTCAGAAAACTGCCCACCTTATCTTTAAGGAAGTAGCTCTTCCTTATCGGGTATGGCCGAATAAGTTCGCCACGGACTAAGGCACAGGGTACGCAAACCAAGAACCGACTGGTGGAGGAATGCGTGACTGGTAAGACGTTCTACTATGTAGTGGCAATACGTCTTTGGGGGTATACATTAAATCCCCCTACCCATCCTATATATTTTTTTTTCTAAAATTTTTTTCCACTCAAGTGAAATTTTATTTTTCCACGCGTGTGGGCCTCAGCCCAGCTCCACTCAGCCCGTGGGCTCTCAGTAGAGCTCTAGGCGCAGGTGAGAAAAGCTGTAACCGGCAGTGAGAAACTAGCCCCACTAGGCCCCCCTCGTTCTAAACTGAGCAATGCTTTGTGAAGCTCATCCCAAACCGGAACCAGTTCGGGTTCAGTAGAGCTTTGTTCGAACGAAACGTGTTCGTGAGAAAAAGGTATAGTAAGTATGTTCTTAGCCTATATTATAATGCTCTACTCAGCAATGCTCTACTAAGACAATAGTGCTCAGTCTATACTTACCATTAAGCTCTATTTACGCTAAGCTCTACTGAGATATTAGTAAAGGTCTTAGTATAGCATAATATAGCTATATCTTAATATAGTTAATATAGGGAACACGAACTATATAAGGTTTTGCACGAAAAAGCACCCCGTTTTTTCTCTCAGTTCTTATTTTGTGCGGGACTTCTCAGCCTAGAGGGGAAACGCTTATATAGGCAGTCCCTAATCTAGTAGTGATGACTATGACCGACATCGATACAATAGCAATACAACTAAAAAGCTTGACTGCCAATCAGTTACAACAACTGTTAAGTGCAACCTCGAACCGAGATGGTTCTGAAATCAAAGCCCGTAAGATACGAGCAACTGAGACATACTTCAGGAATGTAAAGAACAATGGATTATATCCACATAACTTTGAGTCCTTCCCTCAGTTCAGAGAGGTATTACCATGAACTGCGTAGACTGTGGACAGTATTCAACTTATGACACAGGTGGGCATGAAGTGAATAAGTATTCATGCGAACACTGTTTAGTAAACGACTACCTTA